ACAGTTTCCATGTAGGTAACGTCCATTGTAGTACGTTCAACAGGGATCTCAACAACCGAAGTTGAGTCATCCATTGAGTAAGTATCAATGCTCATTACTGGGTTACCTCAGCAATCACGGCAAAGCCACCAGTTAAAATTTTAGTTACAGTGCCACCAGGTGAAGTTACTTCAAGGTCATAGACGTAGTTGCCTGGAGGTAGTGGCGCAGTCTCGGCAGCTGTAAGAGTTAGAGTAAACTTGCCATCAGTGGTACCAGCAACAATGCGACCATTAGATGTGGAAAGTTCTACAATGATGGAAGCGGAGTCAACATCTTGGCGGACCTGCATGTCTGCGGTGTAGCCAGTTACGTTTACGTAAGAGTTGTTAATCTTCCAGGCAGGGGCAGTGCTAAAGGTGTCACCCTGATAAATGCGAAAATTGAAACGCCCAGGTTGCACTATTCCTCCGTAATGTTAGGACCGTAGCCACCTGCAATTAGGCTAGTACGTTCCGCTTCTGTAATTGGGTATTTGTGTCCGCCTTGATAGAATCGAACTGCAGCTTCAAGTTCTTCAATACCAGGGGAACGATAGTGTGAGTAAGTTCCGTCACTATTAAGTAAAACGGTGTCTGCCTTATTAAGACGATAGCGCCAAAATAAAGTTCCACCACCAGCAGGACCCTCTTCAACTGTAGGTGGGGTGAAGTAGTAAGCCACTGCTGTCCTTTCAAAAGTTATGGGGGTAGTGCGGCCCCCGCCAAATACATGACGGGGACCACACTGCGTTGTCTAAATTAGACAGCGTTGATGCTTGATGTGGATTCGATACGGTAAAGCGCAGCTTCACGGTAACGCTTCCAGCCAAGTACGCCGTACCATCCGATTGGACGGAAGCGCATCAACTTGTCAACAACTGGGCCAATGATTACATGTGGCTCTTCTGCAACTGCTTCTGCAAGTGCTTGCTGACCTGCAACGATGGTGCGGAACACGCGAGTGCTTGAGCTACCATCAGTTGTGTTGTATAGACGTGGAGATTCAACGAACATTGCACCTTCGTAGGTACCAATGCTTCCTGGCCACAAGTTACCTGCACCAGAATCGTTGTAGACGTGAGCTTCACGCCAGCCACCTGCACCAGTCTCAGCACGAAGATCGTGTGAAACTTCAGGGTGGATACCACACCAGTATAGTTCGCCCATGCGTGGGACAGCCTTGCCAGCACGAAGCTTGGCTACTGCCTTACGAACATCAGCGGATTTAAGGGTGTTAGTTGCACCAATGCCAGAAGTTCCTGTTGGTGCTGTGCCTGTTGAGTTAGCTGAGAAGATTACGTTGCTTCCACCGCGTAGTTCGGTAAGAGCTAGTTCATCTAGTGAGTCAGCCATGTTGAACGCAATGATGTTAGCAATAGCTGGGTCAACATCGGAAAGCGAGAATAGTTCAAGCTTACGAGTTGCCAGTGCTGCGTTACCATATTCGTTCAGGGTTACTGATACAGATGTGGTGTTGCCAAGAGCAACTGCATCTGGATCTGTGGTTTCAGTCAATGGGGTAGTAGCCTTAGTCATGTCGCTGTAAAGCTGGAACACGACTGAGGAACCTGGCATTGCCTGTTGCGCTGGGCGCTTGTCTGCTACGTCGCGGATCAGTGGGATCGCGCGAAGTGCAAACTCAACATAACGGTCATAGGCGGCCTGTACCAAGTTGGTACCAAGCGAACCTGTGCCTGTATCTGTAAATGCGTTTACCATTTAGTTACCCCCTCCTTGGGGGCTAGGGTTTGTTGTAGTTGCTGTTAACGACCTGTGGACATGCCAAAGATCAGTTGATCCAGCTCTTCCTTGCTATTAGTTGCAGCGAGACGAGCACCTAAGTCCTCATCGCGGCCTGAAGTAGTAGCAGTAGAAGTGGATTCCTGAATACGGCGAGCCGAATCTGGAGCCACAATGTCGTCTGACTGCCCATTGGTTTGATACCCAAATACATCTGAGTATTCGTCAAGCCATAGAGCAACCTTTTCGGGTGTATCCGCATCTGCTGGAATGAACGCAGCAATCTTTGGATTAACGCCCTTGGTTTCCAGGACGTCCTTTACGGTTCTTGTACGGGATTCTGAACGCAAAGAAGTAAGTTCATCTCGGAGTTGCTTGGCTTCACGTTCAGCTTTTTTCAAAGCCTTGCGAAGGTTTGCAGGACCGCTTTCTTCTTCGATATCGAAATCGTCGTCTTCGTCGTAATCGTTGTACTGGTTGGCCATAGCAGCCACTCCCTTTCATTGTTGGGTTTAACGCGAACCACAATACAAGCAGGGGAACCTGTATTGGCTTTCACTATCGGACTTATGTACGCGCACACGGGCCGACCGATCTGTGCGGAGTGGAACGTCAAGGTCACGAACCTTGTGCAGTCTTACTGTCGTTCCTGTGGGACTAGAACTGTCCCGACTTACTTGTCTTTAATGAACCAGCGGCTACGCCAGACTGTCCACTAAAAGTTGAGGTTTCCATCTGACCAAGCTTTTGACGCTTACGCTTTGCAGATTCAAGACCAGAGAAGACCTCTTGCTCTGCCATTGTCTGATCGTAGGTCTGACCATAAACTTGGCCAAGCTTTGAAGCGGTTGGAAGTATTCCAGCAATAGCGCTGTAACCTTGTTCTGCACTGTAACCAGTAGCAGGTCCACGATCTGCAAACTGTTCACCAATGTTAGTTGCTTGCAAACCTTGTCTAACAGCGGCAGTTCCAAACTCAACAGCCTTGGCTTGCTTCTCTACTAGCGGTAGCGCACGATCTGGGTCTAGCATAAAGGCGGTCATCATGCCTTCGTCTATGCCATAGATATCCCGTAGTGCTCTGGTGTATGCAGGATCTGTATTGTTTACAGCGCGAGCTGCTGCATCTGCACGTAGTTTGATTTCAGCAGGAGATACATCCTGGCCAATGAATCCAGCAAAGTCATCTGAGCTATCGTAGAAACCTACTGGAAGTCCTGAGTCCCTAAGAGTTGCACGGTAGGATTCTTCAGCAGCTAGGTATTCACTTGGGCTAAGTGGCTTTAAGTTATTCTTTATGCGAGATTCGTTAGCAATAAATCTTTGCTGATAAACAGTTGTGGTAGGTAACAAATCGGTAACGATCTGAGTTGGCGTGTAAACTGATTGCCATTGAGTAACCTGCGGTAACAGTTCATTGATCTGAGAGTCAGTGAACCCAAGGTCTTTAAGTGTGCGAGTGAATACATCACGGGCATCCATTGGCGGTGCTACTGGTTCAGCCATTACATCTTTCCAAACTGTCGGGCAATTTCAGAAGCCAAACCAGTCATATCTCTAACTGCAGTGTTGGTTTTGAAATAGCGATCATCTTGCTTTAACTCACGTTCAAATGACCAAACTGGTTTAGCAACTGGTTTGTTCTGTGCATCAAAGCCCATCAAAGCTTGTGAGATTGTTGGATCGTTTAAGTCAATGTCAGTTGAAGGTAGCTCTAGGATTCGTGCCATACTTTGTATATACGGCGAAGCAATGGAGGCAACTGTTTGACCAGCATCAATTTGGTCAGCAAAGGCTGCATATTTACTCTTGGCATCATCTCTAATTTTCTTGTTGTAGTAGTCCATGTTTGACTGACCAGACAACGTACTCTGTGCTGCATTGGCAAACCAGTCATCACCATACTGTACACCCATGCTACCAGCTTGTTCTCTAAGCTTTTGCATAGTGGTGGTAACTTCGCCACCTGTACCAGTGATGCGACCTGTAGCAGCAACGTGTTGCTTTAGTAATGCTTCGTCTATACCTTTACCCCATGACAGGAATAAGGTGTCATTTGCAAGCTTATCAATGTCGGCAGGGTTTAATTCAAATCCCATGTCCCGTGCAGATTGAGCAATCTTATTCTTAACTTCTGTAAGTGAAGAGTTCCATGCACCAGGATCAGATAGGCGTGCAGTCTCTGCCATACGCCATGTTGGTCCATTGGACTTAAACCAATTAGTGTTTTCAAAGGTAGCTTTGAACTTAGCAGGAGACCATTTTTCTGCAACTGCTTGATTAAATAAACCTTGAAGTTCTGGGTTGCTATTAACTAAGGCAGCCTGAGTTCCGTACTCTGCAGCAAAATCTGCAGCGGTCTTTACCTTAACCCAACCACTAGCATCGTTCCATTCGTATGGACCACCAGTAGTAGGAGCCTTTGGTTTAACCCATGCACCCTTGCTATTTTTTACCCATGCGGCACCTGGTTGTTTCGCCATTAAATGCCACCTCCAACTGGGCCTCTTAGTGTGTCTAGCATTGCATCAAAATAAGTAGTTGCTTTTTGGTAGGAAGCAAACTCTGGATTAGCTTGAGCTTCCTGCTCCATAAGTCCACGCTCATCTATGCCACCGTATGTGGTGCTGCTGCCAGATGCAGTTGTCTTAACAACTGTAGGGTTTTCCTTAAGGGTAGTGTTTAACGACTGATGTAACATGCGCAGTTCTTCATCGTTAAGCGCACGGCCAATAGAGTTCTGATAAATGTTATCTGCGGCAGAACGTACCTGCTGTAAGCTGTACTGAGTTGTTTGCTTGCGAGTAGAAGCCATGCTTCCACCACCGCCAGGACCATTACCTGAACCAGGACCAGCGACAATTTCGCCAGTAGGATCAACTGATATTTGAAGGCCTGCCTTAGCAGCAGCGTCAATAATTCTTTGAACATTTGGATCTGAGCTTTGAGCAATTACTGCAGGTACGGCACCTACGCCAGCATTACGACCAGCAGAACGAGCAGCTTCACGTGATTCACTTTGTACTGCAGTAGGTGGTATTGCCTTTGCGCCTTGGCGCATTTGATCTTCAGTGCGACCAGTTTCCTTGGAAAGTGTTGAGGCTGCTTTGTATCCTGGAGGCTCAGTGCCAAATACTTTTACGTACTCAGCAACAATAGGCTCAAGTGCAGCTTGTGCATTAAGAACCGCTTGCTTGTCTTTAGGATCGCCAGTCTTTCCATATTTTTCAATAAGGTCTTCACGCCTGCGATAAGCCTGACCATACTTGTTTGAAAGATTAGTTTTGTTTTCGCTCTCAATGCGTTGATCTTGCCTGGCATTTCTACCAGCTTCTGTCTGCGGATTAAGGCGCTTTTCTGTGATAGGTGCGCCACGTCGTTGTGAGTTTTCTTCCGCAACTTGGGCAGTTTCCTGTTGACGTTTCTTGCGATCAGCTTCTGCTTTAGCTTGTGCTGCCTTTAATTTAGCGGCACGTTCCCTAGCAACCTTCTGCTTTTCTTTGGCTTTAGCCTCAATCTCGGCTAACCGCTTGTCTACATCATCGGCCATTATTGAGCAACTCCTTGTGAATAAACGGCATCATAAACCGAATCGTAAGATAACCAGCGGTCATACAAATCCCCAAAGCCAATGTCTTCCTGCTTTAGTTTGTTGGCAACCGATTCAAATGCAAACTTAATGTCAGCATTTGCTTTAGCATCAATGCTTTTAGACTCACGTGATGCAAGTGCAGCTTCCGTTGCTGTTCGTATTTCCAGGTATACTGCAATAGATTTGAATGTTGGATTGTCACCGTATTGGCTCATAAACTTTTCGTTACTTACAATAGTCTCAAGACCACGGATAACTTTATTAGTCTTTGACCCATCGGTGTCTAGGTAATCATCATACCAAGCTGAGTTTTCAGCACCAAGCTGAGTAACCATTTGCTTCTTCATTGACGCTAGGTCTGAAGCAGCCTTTGATTGTAAATTAGTTAACCCACGGCGCTGCATCTCTGAATCAATTTGAGACATAACTTGACGGTACTTAATCCAACCAAGTGAACGCTGATTGTCTATAGCAGCTTCCGCTGGATCTTTACGTGTGCGGTAATACTCACTTGAACTTGGAGAAATAGTGTTGGCCTGTTGCCACATGTATGCAGCCTGCGAGAAATCATAAGCCTGGCCAGCATTAGTTACAATGCCAATTAGTTTAGGATCAATGACTGACAATTCTGAGATTAGATCAGCATGTGTCTTAGCGTTACCTACAGAACCAATGGATGCAAATGAACCAGTGGTATTTTTGGACAGCGATTGGGTAAACTCAAAGAAGTCATCACCGTAATCTTGCCAGAATTTAGTCTGAGCTTCCATGCCAAACTGTTCCTGATACTGTCTCCATTGGTCAATGTAAAACTTGTATGGTGTTTGGAATGTAGGAGCAAACGGCAAGATCAAGTTAGCAACTGTACGCATGTTGTAATACGCATCAGTCATCTTTTCAATTTCAGCAGCGGTAGCTGCAGGCTGACCCATCTCACGACGCTTGTGCTGTTCAGTAGTCCAGATTAAAGCATAAGTGTTAGCGTACTGTTGATTGCTCTGGCCATCTTCCTTAGTAAGCTGACGCTTAACCCAAGTAGGTAGGAACGCACGAACTGCGCTACGCTCTGGTCCGTAAGGAATAGCCCAAGATAAAGTCTTCTCTAATTCAGGCTTTCTCTTAACCATTTCCGAAATAGGAACTGCAACGTATGGGCCTACAGGAATATGAATAGCCTCACCCTGGAAGATAACATCTAGGGACTTCTTTTGAATACCCATCTCAGTTAAGGAAGTAAGACCCTTCCCAATAAAAGGAGCTTTCTTTAAGGATTCAGGTACTTCAATCCAGATGTAATCATCCATGCTTGCTTCTTCTGGCGGAACTGGATTACCATTCTCGTCAGTGGCAATACCTGCACGGTTAGGTGAGGTAAAGATTAAGTTAGCTCGGTTAATTGTCTGAGGCTTTTCGTAGGCAATTCTTGCCCAAGTCTTTGTAGTGTTTTCAAACGCCGAGAAGAATGGGGAGATTAAGCGCATGTAGTGCGACAAGTTTGTTTTGCGGTCAATGGTAAACAGTGTGTTCTTTAACTGACGCAAGGCAACCTTGTGGGTTACTGCCATTAAGTCTGCTTGTTCCTGAGTAGTTAAGCGACGCTCGTTTAATCCCTCAAACATGTCAACACGACGCTTAAGTTCTGTGCGATACATAGATACGTACAAAGGGTGACGTGCTAACAAGTCTTCTGGCATAGATCCAATTAACCTGAAGATACCGTTAACTATGTTTTTTGCGTTTCTGACAGATCCAAGAGTTAAGTTCTCTTCAAGGATATGGCCATGAACTGTAGGTAGTCCGTCAGTTCCAGCGTAGATGCCGCGTAACATGTCTGGTGTAATAGGTGCGTTCTCGGTTGATTCAACCAAGGTCTTACGCAAACTAGCGCTTGGAATGTAGCTGTCAACAAATCCTTTAACTGTGGCAACGTGTTCGTTAACTTCCCAGGGATCTAGACCAAGGCGATTTGCAACAATGCGACCTTCAGGATCTGACTTAAGCCACTTGGCTACATCAGCAGGATCCATGTTATCCATTAACTTCATGGCTACGCCAGAATTACGGAACTGGTAATTAAGGGCATGTGCCCAGGCCTGGTAATAGTTTGGAGCATCTGGCTTAACTTCGCCATATCCAGCCTTAGTTAAACTTTTAGATACTAGGCCAGCGTTGTCATCAACTAAAGTATTAAATGAGTTTTCTGCACTTGAGTTAGATCTGTGAATGTCAGCAAACTGTCCACCCAGGGCATCATTAAAGTCATAGTCTTCGCCAGTAAAAGATTTTACTTTCCACTTGCCTTGACCAATCTTGCGCTTTTCTTTACGCGCCGTTGACTTCTTTAAGTTTTCAAGTTGAACAAAGTAATCATCTGCAAGTGATCGTTTATCTTCAATAAGCTTTTCAATTACTCGCATGTCAGATTCTAGCTGTACGTTTGGAGTAGTTGGTGAGTAGATAGGTGAAGCGTTTACGCTATACCATTCGTTTGCTTCGTCAACATATTCGTTAACTAATCTTTCAATTGTTCCAGTTTCGTAGGCTGAATCAAATTGGGCAATGCCATCATTTATATATTCGTTAAGGGTTTGTCTGCGCCATGGTACTTCAATGTATTGCTGAGGTGATTTACCATTGCGAACAGCCATACCACGAAGCGATGCTTCATCTAAGAATTGGTAAGCTTCACTACTTAATCCGTCAACGCTAGCTGCTTCAATACGGCCAGTTGAAACAATGGCAGATAGTTCATCTGCATTTAATCGTCCAGCTTTGTACGCAGCTAATACTTTGTTTAACGGAATTAAACCCTTAGTTTCAAGCAATCTAATGTCGCGGTCATTTAGGCTAAAAGCGCTTGATGCTTCTTCTTGCTTTGCAAGATAGTCCTCATCAATAATTGCACGATGCTCATCAGATAAACGCTTGGCTTCTGCCTTGGCAGCTTTTTGATATTCTGGGCTGTTAAACCCAAAGCGCTCTGGAAGTATGCCTTGATCTAGCAGTTCAATTTCTTCATCAGTGTATTTTGTGCTAGCAAATACTGGATCTTCTGGTGGCACAAACTTGTTAAACTCATCAAGTTCTTTATTGTACTGGTCAGCAATTTCTGTGTACTTTGCCTGTAGTTCAGATATTTCTGAGTCAACTTTGGTTAGTGATCTAACAGTTGATTCTACTGTTTCAGTACCAGATGAAAGTGATAGGCGATCTACTGTACGAGCAGACAAAGAGTCTGTGGCGTTAAAGGCCATGTTACGTAGGCCAGGGCCAAGGTGACGCATAGAAGCCATAGAGCCAACAGAAGCAGCAATACGAAGCTGTGCTTCAGTACCGTTACGAATTGTGTAACCAAGGCGCATAAGAACACCAGCTTTGAACATAGACTGAAGTATGTCCATAGCACCAGTAAGTTCGTTACCTACTCCGTATAGAACGGATAGTGGCTTGTTCTTTGTGGCAAGTCTGTGACGCTTTAATAGCGAATCAAGTAAATCAAGATCCATCATTGGCAAGTAGTTTGCAGTCTGAGACTCAAACACTGGTGCACTAATTACGCTACCATCTTCATCAATCATAAATCCGTTTTTGCGAAGTGACTCTTGAGCACCTAAGCGTGAACGGTAATATGCTTGGTAGATCTTGCTTGCAGTAGCACGATCAATGCCATGCTTACCAGCAATAGCTGAAAACCCTGCATTTTCAATAATCGCAATAGCGCGTGCACGATCTTCTGGAGTTGTGGCACGGTAGTAATTAGCCATCATGCCAGCAGCGCGTTCGTCAGTTATTCCCTTGAACTCTTTAGGTACATCTGCACCCTCTGGGAAAAAACTGTATAGATCGTCTCCAGCAATGCGGTGACCACGGTTAACAAACGCCATAACTTCGGCGCTTGATTCAGCTTCGTTAAGATTAACAATACCCGCTGGGCGCTCATTGCCTACCCAAGATACAACTTGGTACATGCGGTGAAATGGGGTAGGCTGCCATGCTTCAGCACGGGTTGAACCTGCAACAAACTTAGCAGAACGGCCTTTAGCTAGGAAGTCATCTACTGCCTGCATTGGACGTGCACCTACAGTGCGATCAATTACGCCACCAGGTGTCTTAGCCATCTGTTCCCAAGAAGCAAACATAGCGTCATTGTTACGTAGATCTTCTAGTTCATTTTTAGCATTTTGTACTATTGGCGGATCTTCGTGCGGAAGCTTAGATACACCTTCTGGGTCATCAGCTTTTTTAATTAGGAACTCTTGGTAATCATCAACTACACCAATTTGACGTTCCATTGCGTTACCAATACTGGCACGAACTATTTTTAATTCTTCAAGTGCACGTGAGTCTGCAGCTGCTGCTCTAAAAATAAGAGTGGCATCATACATGTTATCTGCTTGACCAAGACCATAAGCAAGAGTATCGCGCATTGGTGACTTACGAACCATTGGGTGATTGTAAGCATACTCTGCACCATTTGCTACAAAATTTTCCATTGGCTTGGTGTATTTAGTTACAATACCATTACCAGTATCAGCCAAATCGTTAATTGCTTTGGCTGTCTTTTGAGCATTAGTAAGTTTATTGGTTACTAAAGATGACTCGCGTGCAATCTTAGCAGCTTTACCACCAGCAATAGCAACGTCACCAAAGATCTGAATACCAGTATCTCCAAAACCAGACCAGAAACGTGGCGCACCAGTAGCAAAGAACTTGTCTACTTCTGCTTCATCTTCAAAGTTAATTCTATCTACGGCCTGTTGACCTGGTAAAGCAGCACCAATTCCACCTACAAGTGCCTGGCCAAAGGACGTATCCTGGGCCATTCTGTAGGCTTCATTTATGTT